TACTGTGACGTGGTGCCAGACAGACTCGGCTTTTATGCGGTTACCGAGTGGGTGACTATGCTGACCAGCGCAGACACGCGCCGCCGCAATACCCTGGACTGTCTGACGTGTTGAAATTGGTGAACCCGGCTTTTATGCGATTACCGGGCAGGCGATGAAACTAACCAGCGGATCCACAGCCGCCGCCGCAATACCTCAAAAATTTAGGGCTGAGGGCAGTGTTCAAGCTACCCCCAGCTTGCTTTGCGCGGACTAGTTTTGAACCAGCTCATCAAAGCCCAGGATTGGGCCGTCAAACACTGATTGCAGTGCCCGCATGCCGCCGTAGTCGGCGTTTAGACAGGTCAGGATCTGATCCGCCTTATCGAGTGCAAATGCCCTCTCATCGTCGAACCCTGGATTGATACAGGGCCTCCAAGTTTCGGGGCTAGACTCAACAACCTTCTCAACTCCTGACCATGGACCAGCAACGTGCGCCAACGCATACTTACCGCTTGTTGTCGGTCGGTAGATGGCGATGACGAGGTAGTTTGACTCCTCGTTCCACCACTGCATTGTCACTCCGTGTTGGTGCTTTAGTAGGACCTGTGGTTCTAACCGCATGCTTCCTTTCTGTGTAACCCCAACCTCCGCAGGCTGGGCAAATTTCGATCTCTGATTGACCTTTGACATATCCTCTGCCGTTGCATTCCTGGCATGTCATTCATCGTCGGTGTTCGTGTCGCCAAACTGGAATGGCGGCTTGCGTTTGCCTTTGCCTTTCCAGTGGCTTTCGATGTCGACCCCTCGTTTCGACCAGAAGTGCTTTGCACCTTGGTCGATGTCCTCTGCAAGTGCCTCGAGGGAATCCCTACGAGGGCTATGTGTTTCGTTGTTTTTCATAAAGTCACGTATTCAGGTTTGTCCTTCGCCACCGCGTAGCTTGAGTATTTGGGTGCGCTGGTCGTCACGAAATCGTCCACCTCGTTGGAGCAATCGATCTTTGCTGCGTGGGTGCAATCCTTGTTGACGATGAAGACAAACTTGGGCTTTGGCCGCAGCTTGACCCAATCGATCACGAAGTAGAACGTCATGATCGGATACTTAAAATCATCTGCGTTGGTGAACTCCTCCTTGGTCAACTGACGCACTTCAACGCGGTAGTCGCGAGTGCCGTCGTCTTTGAGAACCCAGATGTCACCATCGTCTTCTTTGACGTCAGGGTCGCGCATCTGGAGGCCATTGACCTCGATCTTGTAGCCTTGGTTCTTGAGGTGGTTTGCCACCGCTTTGACGCTAGGAATGCTGTCGTTGAATCGGGAGGAAAACGCCTGCCAAGGTTCGCTTTTGGATACGATGAAACGATTGTTGATCATGATAGCGCTCCAAGTAATTCGCTGACTACGTAGTCGGGATTTTCCTCGAATGTGGACAAGGTCCATTGCTCGGCTTCAATCAAATCCACTGAGGTCTCGCTAGAATGCTGATCGTTGTCTTGGTCGCCGTCGTCATCCCTGACCATTTTGTAGACAACACCGCCTTGCTCCTGGATCCACTCTGCTTCAAACGGGTATCGAACATCATCAATGATGAATGCGTTGACACCGCGACTGGCAAACACCTCATGAATCTCAAGCCACCGCTGAATGAAGAACCTTTGCCCATATCTGTATTTGTAGAAATCGGCCAAGTTCTGAAGTGCTGGCCTTACCATGCACTTCTCCTCATCGTTCAGTGGACCTGTCACGGTCGTTACTTGGTTTTTGAGGTAGTCGGCAAAGCCAAGCCTGACAGGCTGGTAACCCTCCTTGGCAAGTTCTTGCCGCAGTATGTTTGCCGCTGATGATTTCCCGCTGCGCTTCTTACCCGCCAGCCCAACTATGATTCCTGATGTTTCTTTACCCATGCTCAAAATAACGGCTTGCTGACTTTCTTCTCAGGCATGCCAGCTGCCTCAAATCGTCCGTTCCAACGGGTCCACTTCAGACATGTCGATCCCTCAGCACCGTGACGGTTTTTCTTCACGAGCACGCTGATCAAAGCTTTGTCGTCCGGGTCATCGGCAAGGAAGGTTACAGTGTCAGCATCCTGCTCAAGCGATCCTGACTCACGTAGGTCGGCCAGTCGTGGCTCTGAGTTGGCTCCGCGTTCTTCAATCGATCGATTGAGCTGGCACAAGCACAAGAAAGGCACTCCGGTCTCCATGGCAGCTTTTTTGATTGCTCGACTGATTTCACTCACCTCCACAGTGCGGGAGTTGTGACGTCGGCTCGGTGGCACGAGTTGCAGGTAGTCAATGATGAACAGCTCAGTTTTCTTCTCCTTGGCAAACCTGCGAGCTTCGGACCGGATGTTGGCAATGTTCTTGTCGACCGAGTCTTCGATGTGGATAGGCAGGGTGCCCACCTCTGTGACTGACTTGAACAAGGCTTGGTTGTTTGGTGTCTGTCCCGTCTCGAGGTAGCTCTGTATATCGAGCCCTGAGTGGCAGCTGATCAGCCGGTTGCCAACTTGGTTGAACGGCATCTCATAGCTCCAGTAGACACAGTGTTTTCCCTGGGATGCCACATTGTGCATGATCTGAACCGCGAAAGCTGACTTACCTCTGCCGGGTCTTGCCGCGAGAATATTCATGCTGCCTGGCTTGAATCCTCTGATGATGCGATCTACTGGTGGTATCTCTGTCAGGACGCCATTGTCTGGCAGCCCTGTGCCGTAGGCCTCCTGAAGCAGATCCAGAAGGTCTGACCATGCTTTCTTCTGATCTTTGGCCGAGGTGGATTTTGTGGTGACGTCAAAGAACGCCTGCTCCATGTGATGCAGCAAGGCATGAATACCAACCTCAGGATCACTGCACAGGTTGATGGAACTGTGGAAGCGCTGGAATATCCTGCGTCTTACACATGCGTTGTTGAGAGCTTCCCAGTAGTAGGACAGGTTGGCTGAGGCTGGTGCATTCTCAATCAAGCCATCAACAAACATCATGAGACCATCGGCTTCCTTGCACACAGTCGTTGGCTCAATGACCATGTTCTCCTGGTTGAGACGATGCATGGCTTGCCACACCTGCTTGCATCTCAATTCATTGAAATGATCTTCGGTGGCACCCATGTCGAGTGCGTTTTCGAAAGCACCAGTTAGGCAACATCCTAAAAATGTTTTCTCTGCGGAGACATCCATGGGCACCTCAACTGAGATGGCCATTGGCGAAGGTTTATCTGTGTTTGTGTTTCCCATCAAAATCTATGCGACGTTGCTGTCTTGCTCGGTGTCGCTATCCAGAGCGTTCTTTCGAAATGCCTCCCGCAGTTGATCCATCTGAATCATGTTCTCAGCTTCACGATCATGACGGGTCTTCTGCTTGCGTTTTTTGCGCAGTGGCTTTGATTTCATGTCCCTGCCCTGCTTCTGGCATTTCAGAGTGACTGACTTACCTTGTCCTCGTGTAATTTTCATAATCCAACCGGCATTGATCAGAGCGTTGAGCGCCTTGTAAAATGCGTTGGGCTGCATTCTCAGCGCTCTCATCATTGTCGTTTTGGTTTCAAAGCAATTACCTCTCATGGCCACGTAGCAGTAGATGGCAAATTGGTGGGCACTGAAGCCCTGCTGGAATAACCACTCGGGTATGAAAGGTGTCTTGTTCATCGCAGTATTTTCGTTTTGATCTTCTCGATAAGTTTCCTCCCCTCGGGTCCACAAACACCAAGACCAACTATGAATGACCTCAGTATTCCCCTGTCCTTCACTCCCCTACTCAGCTGGTCCTCGACGTAGTCCACGTAATATTGGTTCTCACGTGGGTCACGTTTGTAGTGGATGCCTTTCGGGGAGGCTGGTGGTAGTTCGATTGGCGGGTCGTAGAAAAACACTTCCTTCGCCGCGAACATTCGGGTTGCGTCCTGGAGGAGGCTCGGGAGCTTTCCCCAAGCCTGCCTCCGTAGGACTAGTTTCTTGCGTCTATCCACTATCGTGGTGCGGGTCGGTCAAATTCAGTCCAACCCCCAATCCGACTTATTCACAGGCCACCGTAGAGGCGTAATTCCCGTGGTGTCGTCGGTGTGTATGAAGGCCACGAATCCAGCGTCAGGCATGATTGGAGTGTCGTGTATGCCTCACTCAGCTCCCTGCGAGCCCTGGCAATATCATCGGCGGTGAAGGTGTAGATACCTGCCTCATACGGAGGCTCCTTCTCTATCACCGCCCAATACCAGGTCTTGATCTCGAGACCAGCCTTGGCTGCAATGTCCCGATAGTTCGCTTCCTGCCATGCATACTTGAACTGGCGACTGGTCCTCATGAATTCCCACTCTGATGCTCCTCCATCTCGAGTGGTCTTGATGTCCACCACCACGCCATCCTTCTCCATATCAATCCGGCACTTGGCATCAATCCCTCTCCTGAAACCATTTGCGAAAACTGAAAGCTCATTTCTTGCGCCTTTCATCGAACTGATCTCGGGCAGAGCATTGAACGCGTCACTCATTGCCACCACCTTCTCCAGTTCTTGCTCCTTGATGATTTCAGCCCCGTTTGCCTTGGCCTTCGCCCACCACTCCTTGTTTGCTTTCTGACGGCGATCCGCATGCTCATCAGGGCAA